GAGGGCGACATTTGCGGTCAAGTATTTCTACATTATAATCATGTAAATGGCCCATTTGCTAATAAAAACATGTTTGATGGCAGGCCAAAGCTAGGTCTACCTTCATTTGTAAAATAGTATTATAATGGAGTCATATGTTACAAAAAATAGGGTTTCAACCTGGAATCAATAAACAGATAACACCAACGGGAGCAGAAGGTCAATGGATCGACTGTGATAATGTTAGATTTAGATATGGCACACCTGAAAAAATCGGTGGTTGGAAACAATTAGGTGAAAGTAATCTAACAGGTGCTGGTAGGGGTCTTCATCATTTTGTAAATAGTTTAGGTAGAAAATACGCAATCATTGGTACAAATAGAATTTTATATGCATACTCAGGTGGTGTATTTTATGACATACATCCTATTAAATCTACAACAACACTTACTAGTGCATTTACTACAACTAATGGATCATCATCTGTTACAATAACTTTTAGTGGAGATCATGGTATTAGTGAATCTGATATCGTATTACTAGATAATTTTTCTACCATAACTGGATCTAATTTTGGATCCTCTGATTTTGATAATAAAAAATTTATGGTAACAACAGTGCCCTCAAGCTCTACTATAACTATCACAATGCCATCAAACGAGTCTGGATCTGGTGCGACTACATCAGGTGGTATTAGAGTTCAACATTATTATACTGTAGGTCCAGCCGTACAAGCAAAAGGTTTTGGTTGGTCTTTAGGGACTTGGGGTGGTGAAGAAGTAGGAGCTTTTACGACAACATTATCAGGTGCTATTAATTCATCAGCAACCACTGGTATCACATTAGCAGATCCATCACAGTTTCCAGATTCTGGTACAAACTTTGTTTTGATAGGCACAGAAGAAATATCATACACAGGTATTAATGCATCTAATGAATTAACTGGTGTAACAAGAGGTGTAAGAAATACTACTGCAGCATCTCATGGTGCTGGAGATACGGTAACTAGCACAGCAAATTATGTAGCATGGGGTGAAGCTGCATCAGGAGACTTAGTATTAGAACCTGGTATGTGGTCACTTGATAACTTTGGTGATAAAGCAATTTGTTTAATTCATGACGGTGCTGTATTTGAATGGAACTCTGTTGCATCAAATGCAACTGATACAAGAGCTGTAATCATAACAGGTGCACCAACTGCATCAAGACATATGTTAGTATCTACACCCGATCGTCACTTAGTGTTTTTTGGAACAGAAACAACTATTGGAGATACATCGACACAAGATGATATGTTTATTAGATTCTCGGATCAAGAGGATATAAACACATATACACCCACAGCAACCAATACAGCTGGAACACAAAGACTGGCTGACGGATCACAGATCAGAGGAGCAATCAGAGGTCGTGATGCAATTTATGTTTGGACTGA